ATCAACGGCAACGTGACGGGCCAGATCGCGCCTCAAACGGATCTTGTCTACAACGCGGGCGGCACCTATCGCCACGTCTTCAAGAACGACGCTGGCACGCATTTGCAGGTCGGAGGTTCGGCTGCAACGCCGGTCAATTACGCACGGATTGCGGGTGCCAACGCTGGCGGGAACCCCACGATCTTGGCGGAAGGGGCGAGCACGGACATCGATCTTGCCTTCACTCCGAAGGGCACGGGCACGATGCGGTTCGGCACCTACACGGCTGGCGCTGCGACGGACTCGACGGGCTACATCACGATCAAGGACAGCGGCGGCACCACGCGCAAGCTGATGGTCCAGGCGTAAGGAACACGACATGGCATCCGATACGGTGGAAACGCTGCTCGTCAACGAGGCGGCGACGGGAAGTGCTGTGCGCTGGCATGGCGGGCGCGGCGTGTTCTCGGTTCCCGATGGCACGTTCTCGGGCGCGACCGTCAAGCTTCAGTGGGCTCTCACGTCGTCTGGTACGTGGCTCGACGTGGACAAGAGCGGCGATACCTACGTGACCTTCACGGCGGCGGGTGCTGGCCTGTTTGAGTTGCCTCGTTGTTTCGTGCGGGCTGCTGTGTCTGGCGGTCCTCCGAGCGGCGTCTATGCGTATGTTCTCGGCACGATGAACGACTGACATGGCGAACCGCGTCCTCACCTCCCTGCATGGTCGTGAGATTGGCCTAGCGGATGATGGCGCGCTGATCGTTCGTGCCGGCGCGATTGTCTCGGAAGACGGAAGCCCGTTCAGCTTTCCGGACGGCATCATCGACAACGTTATCCTCCAGCGGATCAAGTCGGCAGACTACACGCTGACGGCGGATGACGAGCAAACGCATATCTACCATCCGGCGTCGGATACAACGCCTCGGACCTGGACTATCCCGTCAAACGAAAGCGTCCCCTACACGATTGGGACGGTGATTACGTTTGTGAACGATGTCGGTGCGGGCGCTCTGACCATTGCCATCACGTCTGACACGATGTGGATGGCTGGTTCGGCCTCGACGGGTTCACGGACGCTGGCATCTGGCGGTGTTGCCACGGCTCTCAAGGTTGCATCGACGCGCTGGGTTATCTCGGGCGCGGGCCTGACCTGATGCCTGTTCAGCAGCAGATCTTGTTGGGCTGGGTCACGGACAGCGACACGGTTCCGGTTGAAACGGGCTTTTCGTATCTGGTCAAGCAAGACGGCGGCTACCTTCTCAAGCAGGACGGTGGTGGTTTTTTGCTTCAGGAGTCGGCGGGCGACTTTCTCGCCAAGCAGGACGGCTCGTTGTTCCTGAAACAGGACGGCGGGTATTTCACGCTTCAGGCGGATACGGGCTTGCCGCGCTTTGTCCTTCAGGCTGGCGGGTCTCTGCTGCGCCAGGACGGCGGCTATTACCTCACGCAAAACCCGTTGGACGCGGCGGGCGCGGGCGATCTCATGGACCCGCTCGGGTCGGCTGTCACTGACACCAATGGCAATTACATTACGGAGCCGGCCTGATGGCAAACAGCACGATCCCCGATCTTTCGGATGCGGCGGCTATCACGTCGGCGTTTGGCTTTCCGGCAGCGGACGGCCTTGGCAACGACGTTGAAGTTGGTGCGTCCCTGTTCAAGACGTGGGTCGGATCGGTCCTGCGGTCCTTCTACATCCCCGCTGCGGCTATCCGGCCTAGCTCGACGGGCGGTTGTGCGTCGTTGGCGCTAGTCGCGACGGCATCGAACAAGCCTGACATCTCGTCCTTGGACTTCGATGCCACGACTGCCGAGTATGCGCAGTTCTGGATCAGGATGCCGAAGTCGTGGGACGAGGGGACGATTACCGCTTCGTTCCTGTGGAGCCATGGCAGCACCACAACGAACTTTGGCGTTCGCTGGGGCATCCAGGCTGTTGCCGTGTCCGATGGCGATAGCATGAATGCGGCCTATGGCACGGCGCAGGAAGTCACGGACACGGGCGGCACGACGGATACGCTCTACACGACGGCCAAAACCTCGGCGATCACGGTTGCCGGCACGCCTGCTGCCGAGGATCTGGTTGCGTTCCGTGTGTACCGCGATCCGGACAACGCGGGCGACACCATGGCTGTCGATGCGCGGCTCATGGGTGTGAACGTGTACTTCACGACCACGACCACGGACGAGACCTGATGACATGGGCGGGATGGCGGGGAAGCTTGCAATGACGCTCAGCAGCGGTCTTGATTTTGTGGGCATGGGTGCGTTTACCGGCGCGTCCGGCCTGACTGGCTCGGAGGCGGACGGGACGAATGTCTTAACGGGGGGACAGCTAGACTTTTCGACCGATTGGGCATTTGATGGATGGTCTCGGACTGCTGGCGCGACGCAAGCCCCCAATGGTTTGATGGAGGCAGACCTTGCTACCTTTGCAGCAGGTTCCACAAGCCACAGAATAACCTTAGCTCACAGTTTGACACAAGGTTCTGCACACACGCTGTCGTTTTACGTAAAGAAAGGTACGGCAACTGCTTTTCATTTCTTCATTACTGACAAAGTTTTTGATTTGGCCGGTAGCCATGCAATATACGCAAATTTTGATCTGGAAACTGGAACAATAGGATACTCTGGTGTGGTCGGTGGGCAGGGGTCCATTCTGCAGCATAGTATAGCACCTGCGGTTAATGGGTTCTACAAGTGCACCCTCAAAGGTGTTCCGTTTACGGTTGGTGAATACGGCGATTATGGTTGGATCGGGTGCATCGGGCTTCTTACTCCCGCCAACGCTGTAGATCCAACTTTTTACGACGCATCAAACGCAAAGACTCTGTCCATTTGGCGTCCAAAACTCGTAATCGGGTGAGGGGCGAGACATGGTTTCTATTTCGTCCTACACCCTCACATCGCCGATGGCTGACGAGCACCGACGGCTTGCGTCCAAGGTTGCCGTGATTGACACGACGACTTCGCGCACGATCACGGCCGCCGACCATGGCAAGCGGATCTGGTTCACCAACGCCAGCACCATCAACGTCACCGTTCCGAGCGGGCTCCCCATTTGGTTCGAGTGCGAGCTCGCCCAGGACGGCACCGGGCAGGTGGTCGTCGCCGCAGGTGCGGGCGCGACCGTGAGTGCCTATTCAGGGTGGCTGAAAACCGCCGGCCAAGGGGCCGGCGCGGTCCTCGCGGCGAAGCAGCAAGACGTTTTCAGGCTGTTCGGGCAGCTCACGGCATGATGCTGGCTCCGATTGACACAGCCGACAAGGTCTACAGCATCACGCCGTCTGGAATGTCGGTTGGCGCTGTGTCGTCCATCCCCGGCTTTCGGCTTGGCGCAGGCGTCACCCTGGGCGTCAGGAACGAAACCGCCTTTGGCACGACGGCTAAGATTTTCGGGTTCAACTCGGGGTACTTAGGCGCGGGTAATTTTGTCGAGCCGCTGTATGAGACGATAGCAGCGGGTCGCGACGTGGTTGTGCAAACATGGTCGCGCATTGGCTGGATCTACCTGCGGTGCAACAAAAAGACAGGGCGCGCAATCCAGATTGGCTGGACCGGCCAAGTAGCCAATGGCGAAATGTCCATTAAATACGTGTCCAGCGCCCCTGCGAACACCGCAAACTACGTATCACCTGGAGATCTGGGGGAGATCATTCTTTTTCAAACCTATAATTTGGCGAGCTACCTGACAGGATGGAACACCTCGTCTACGGCAGGAGATCAATTCGAGTTCTCTTTCATCGGGCAAACGCTAACCGTGAAATGGAACGGTCAGACGATTTACACGGCCAACGATCTTTGGTTCTGCGGCGCGGACGGAACTGTGATTTACGCCCCCGGCATTGCAGAAGGGGCAATACGGGACACGACGATCACGTTCAAACCGTCCGCCGTGACCTACACGGACTTTGACAACAACGTTCTGGACCCGCGTGATTGGGGCTGGAAAGACCTGCGAACGACCGGGAGCATGGGGCCGAACTCGAACAGCCTGATCGTTGCAAGCGCCGCCGGGTTCTCTGTCGGTGATCCTATCGTGGTCGAGCTTGGCGGTGAGGCTGGCGCAGGGTTGGTCGGGACCATTGGCGTCGGCGGAACGTGGCCAGCAACCAGGGTTGCCAACTTTGCCGCGTTGCCAGATGCAACTACGTATCGCGCGGCAAACGCAGAAGGCGATTGTTTCATCTGGGTAACCGCCGAAAACTCAGTTTACATCAATTACCTGAATAACGGCGTGGCGACTTGGGCGGAATGGACAAACTACGTTCGGGCCGATGCGGTGCGAAGCCGGGGGCTTTATCACACCACAAACCTACGACCTCGCGCGCTAAAAGCCAAAATCACGGCCATCTCAGGGACAACGCTGACCCTCGATAAGTCGTCGGACGCAGCGACCACGAGCGCGGTTGTTTATTACGATTGCTCGGACATTTTGCCGAACAAACTGGCGGCTCGGTTCATGAATGCGAGCATAGGTTTCAGCCAAACCAAAGTTCCGTGGACAATCAAATACCCCCCAGGGAAATTTTGCGTAACAAAAGCACTGACGTTTACTACGGCCGACAACTGGGCAATGACCGGGGCTAGCCGGTCGTCCACGGTCCTCTACTCACCTAAAGGTGCGCAACAGGCTCAGATCGTGTGGTCTGGTAGTCACATGCAGATCACAAAGTTTACCATCCAAAGTTGGGCAGGAATTGACTACTGGTGCCCTGAGACCGCAAATGGGTACATGAATCAAATCCAGAACGCAGTCATTCTTGGTTATCCTTACAACTCGTATTGTCTTATTGAGGATGTAGACACCATAAACACTTGGGGAGGACCGCAACTTGTTAATAAGTTCTACAGCAAAATAAGGAACTGCCACGCAACTCACAACAACGGAAATAATCAGCAGTACGCGACGTGGTACTACCAGATGGCGTATTGCACGGACTCGTGGATTGAAAATTGTGAGTACAATGCGGACAAGGTCAATTCTGCCTTCGAAATATTCCAATGCACGGGCGGCGGCTTTAGAAACATCCGATCTGTGCAAGGATACGTTGCGTCCAATACGAGCGGCGGCGGGTTTGTCATGGACAACATGGACATATCCGTTGACTTTCGTTACACTCCGACCGCGAACGCTTGGATTGTTGAAAACAACCCGGTTGTGAACATCAATTCCAACATTGTCTCGTCTGGAGGCGCGGAAGACCCGTCACTCGCTGGCTCGGGCGGGACAATCAGAAACCCAAAGATCAAAATCCACAGTTCGCCCACCTACATCCAAGGTGCTGCAATCGCAATCCAGGCAGATTGCAGTCATGTCGTTGTCGAAGGAACGCATCCAAGCAAACCAGGCAGCGGTTATATCGAGATGTCTGGTTATACGGGACTTGGCGGGTATGATGAGCGCGGCGCTGTCGGGATAATCAGCGATGCGGACTTCACGACTGTACGCGGAATGCGAGTCGTTGGTCTGGCGCAGGGCGACAATTTTGCCAACATCAACCTGCGGAAGACAAACGGGTCCATCCAGAATTGCGTGGCCGATGACATCACGCAGTGGAATGGGACCACGACCGCATCGAAGATGGGCGTGAACGGCAACATCACCAACGCGCAATACGAGGCGCTCCCGTAAGTCAGGGCGGGCTTGCTCGTGTCGTGTCGTTTGGTCGGTGGGCGTCAGACCTTGGTCGCTCATTGTAGGCTCCATGTTTTCTGACAGCGGAAAGCCAGACCGCCAGAAATAACGAGCCCTGTCAATCTGAGGCTTTGCAGTAACGACCGCGCCTGTCGGTAACAGGCAATCCCGTAGCAACAGCAATCTAAGCAAAGGGGTTAGCCATGGCTACCACTGAAGGTCTTACTTCGATCCACGGTCGGCGTCTGGCGCTGGACCGTCCCGGCAACCTGATCACGGATCGCGGCGACGGCAACGGCGTCAACCTCCAGCGTTGGACGGCCTACGCTAACACGGCGGCTTCGACGGCCATCACCAATACAGCTTCGGAAACGGAGTTCTCGACCAGCTACACGATCCCGGCAAACACGCTTTTGGTCGGTGAGACCATCGACATTTTCTGGCAGGGCATCGCGACGGCTACCAACTCGACCGACACGCTGGCCATCAAGGTCTACCTTGGCGGTATGCTCGGAACGTTGCTGTTCACGCATGCGGCCACGGACGTTGCGGACAACAACGTGTTTTCGGGCTGGTACAAGCTGATCATCCGGTCGGTGGGTTCTTCGGGCACGGTTGTCGGGTTTGGCCATGGCAAGTCGGTTCCGGCTGCTGAAGGCACGATGACGGCAAAGGATGACATCCTGGCGAGCACGACGGTCAACACCACGATTGCCCAGCTTATCGCGGTGTCGGCTACGTGGTCGAATGCCTCGGCCTCGAATAGCTGCCGTCTTGATGTGCTGCACGTCACGCGCGGATGAGTGCTCTTGACGAGCTTCTGGAGCGCCTGACCGCGCTACCGGAAGACGTTCGAAAGCAGGTTGTCGCGGACGCTCAAGCCGCGACGGCCAACATGGTGTGGGTGCCCAACCCAGGCCCCCAGCAAACCGCGTTCTTCTCCGACGCGGATGAGACGTTCTATGGCGGACAGGCTGGCGGTGGAAAGACCGACTTGGCGGTCGGTCTGGCGCTGACGGCGCATCGTCGGTCACTCTTGCTGCGGCGCATCAACAAGGATGCGGTCAAGCTCGTCTCGCGGATCGAGGAAATCCTTGGTCATCGCAATGGCTACAATGGCCAGTTGCAGCGGTGGAAGCTGGACGAGCGTCAGATTGATATCGCGGGCTGCGAGCAGGAAAGCGACAAACAGCGGTTCAAGGGCGATCCGCACGACCTGATCTGTGTGGGGCGCGGCACGCCGGTCCTGCTTGCGGACGGCTCGTATCGGAAGGTGGAAGACCTCAAGGCTGGGGTGATGCTGCAGACGCTCGAGGGCCCGCGGCGTCTGCAGCGCGTCTATCCGATGATGCGGAAGCCTGCCGTCAGAATGGTTGTTCGCGACGAGGATGGCGCTGTTCTGGCTGAACAGGTCCAAGCCTCGACGCACGCGATCCTCACGGAGCGGGGTTGGATTTCCGCGGCCGACCTGGGCGGGTCTTATGGACCCACGCGATCCCGTGATGCTTGCAAGCCCGCACGATGGTTATCGGAGACATGTTCAACGCTTGCGCTGCATCTCTCAGAGAGTATCGGCAGTCTGAGGCATATGGCCGGATTGCATGTGCTGTCTGATCCGCGTCGATCCTGTGAGGCGTCGAGCGCTGGCGTGGAGCTAGTAGGTGCGGGAAGCGGTTTCGAAGCGTTTGCTTATGCACTCGCAGGTGCTCGGCGGCTTCCGCGATCGTCCGGCCGTGGAGCGCACCCGCGACAGACTGATCGGTCAGGTGGAGTTGGTTTCGCGCCCCGTTCTGTCTGGAGTGATAAGAACGATGCGTCGCTACGGTCATCACCTCAAGGTTCTCTGGAGAGTTGTTCGAACGACACTCGTCCTTGTGGTGGACGCACTCCGCAATCGCAGGGTTCTTCGACCTTCGCAACGGCCGTCCCACGAGGTCTTCTCCGACTAGCCGGTGCTGTCCGACCCATCCCCAGCCATTCGCCAGAGGGTGACGAGGGGCGTACTCAAATACATAGCCCTGCACGAGACACGTATCCCCACCCTTATAGGTCGGAAACTCGTTCAGTCGCTCAATCCTGTTCGCTACGCGCCGCGGCAATTGAGTTCTCCGATGCCGGTGTGCAGGACGTGTTTGACCTGCAGGTTGATGAAGTCAATCACTATATCACGGCAGGTGGAATCGTAAATAAGAACTGCTTCGATGAGGGCACCGACTTTCTGGAGAGCCAATATCGGTTCATCATCGGCTGGAACCGTTCGGCCATTCCAGGGCAGCGTTGCCGCGTGCTGGTGACGAGCAATCCGCCGACGACGGCAGAAGGCTTGTGGGTCATCAAGTACTGGGCTCCATGGCTGGACGACACGCATCCGAACCCGGCAGCGCCCGGCGAGTTGCGGTGGTTCACGACTATCAATGGCGAGGATGCGGAGGTTGACGGGCCGGGACCGCATCTGGTCAACGGCGAGTACATCACGGCGCGGTCGCGGACCTTCATCCCTGCGGCACTGTCGGACAATCCCGATCTTGCCGCGACGAACTATGCGAGCGTTCTGGCTTCGTTGCCTGACGAGTTGCGGCGAGCCTACAAGGACGGTGACTTTTCGGTCGGTCTGAGGGACGCGGACTTTCAGGTCATCCCGACGGAGTGGATCAAGGCAGCGCAGGCCCGCTGGACGCCTCAACCGCCGCAAGGTGTGCTGATGACTGCCATGGGCTTCGATGCCGCTGGCGGGGGCTCTGACGCGGCGGAATTGGCCTATCGCTACGGCGGGTGGTACGGGCCGCTGGTCACGACAAAGGGCGAGGATACAGCAGACGGTTCGACCATGGCGGCGACCGTGATGAAGCATCGCCGGGATGACTGCCCGGTGATTGTGGACATGGGCGGCGGTTACGGCGGAACGGTCGTGATGCGGCTTGAGGACAATGGCCTTGGCAAGCGCGAGGGCATGTCGTCCAGGGTCATGAAGTTCAACGGCGCGATGGCGAGCGCGGCACGGACCAAGGATGGTTCTCTGGCTTTCGTCAACAAGCGTGCCGAAGTGTACTGGCGTATGCGCGAGGAACTTGATCCAGACCAGCCTGGCGGGTCGGTGATTGCGTTGCCGCCCGATCCTGAATTGAGGGCTGATCTGGCTGCGCCGACATGGACGCTGCGGCCTAACGGTATCCTGATCGAGAGCAAGGACGATCTGCGCAAGCGGCTTGGGCGTTCGCCGGGCAAAGGCGATGCTTGCGTCATGGCGCTTGACGGCGGGTTGCAGTCGGTCAAACGGCAGATGAAGCGCGGGACCATGGGGCAGATGCCTACCGTCACGCGGGGTTACGAAGGCATCAAGAGCAAGTTTGGAGTGAAGCGATGACTGGTTGGCTCAAGAGCATGTTCAAGCCGAAAATGCCGACCATCGTCATGCCTGACCCGACGCCTGTTGCCACGCCTGAGGTGACGCCGCCTGCGGAAATGCCGGTGGCCACGGATAGCGTCGAGGTCAATCGGGCCAAGACGAACGAGATCCGGCGCAGGATGCAGCGCGGCGGTCGTCAGTCCACCATTCTGTCGCAGGCCAGCAGCGGCGGCGTGGGCAGCGATAGCTACGCCAGCAACAAGCTCGGCTGAGTGTGGATCAAGCCGTCCTCGCGTCTCTCAGGGACGCACACGACAACCTGAAGGCGCGTCGGCTTCTGCCTCATGCGGATGCGCTTGGCAGGGCCATGGAGATGCTACGGCAGGCTGACGAGGCCCGGCAGGAAGCAGTCACGGCGGCGTCTGTCATCCCGTCATTGCGCGGGGAAGTCGAGAGCCTGAAGCGTCAGGTTGCGCACCTCAAGGGCGATGTTGCGAAGGCGCAGGAAGAAACCAAGCGGGCATCCGTTCCGAGGCTGGAGGCTTTGGCCGAGGCGCGGGCGGAAGCACGCAACCTGATCCGACCGTTTTTGCAGGGTGATCCCGGCGCACGAATGCTCGCGCTGACCATCTGGCGATCCCTTGATGAAGCGTGGGGGAAAGAGTTGAAATGAGCCTCCGCGATAACGTCAAGCGTCTCATCGAGCAGGGCGACAAGCTTTTCTCCCAGCGTTCTGGCCTTGTGTCCGTTTGGCAGGAAATCTCCGAAAATTTCTACCCCGAGCGCGCCGACTTCACCACGATCCGCAAGGGTTCGTCGCTGTTTGATAATGCGGCGCTGATGACCAGCGCGCCGGCCCTAATCCGTCGCGACTTGGGCAACACGCTGTCTGCCATGCTGCGTCCTCGCGGCGAGGAATGGTTCCGCATCCGCACGTCCGATGACCGGATCAACGAAGATCCTGGCGCGAAGAAGTGGCTGGACTGGGCGACCGATGTTCAGCGCAAGGTCATCTACGACAAGCGCGCTCACTTCGTCCGGTCCACAAAGGAAGGCGACCACGACTTTGCATCGTTCGGGCAGGCGGTTCTCACGGTTGACGTGAACAAGGATCTGGACGGGCTGCTGTATCGCGCATGGCATCTGCGGGATGTCGTGTGGTCCGAGAATGCTTCGCTGGAGATCGACACGGTTCATCGGAACTGGAAGGTTCAGGCGCGCAATCTCAAGTCGCTGTTCCCTGACAAGGTTGATCCGAAAGTCACGGAAGCGGCTGAGAAGGAGCCGTTCAAGGAAATCAAGTGCCGGCACATCGTCATTCCGGCTGACCAGTGGGAAATCTCGGACGAGAAGTTCCGCAAGCGCAAGGGTTTCCCGTTCGTCTCCCTCTACATCGACTGCGACAACCAGACGGTGCTTGAGGAAGTGCCGAAGAAGCGGCTTGGCTACATCATCCCGCGTTGGCAGACGGTGAGTGGTTCGCAGTACGCGCATGGCCCGGCTTACATCGCCCTGGCCGACGCGCGGCTGTTGCAGCAGATGACGTTGACCTTGCTGGAGGCAGGACAGAAGGCGGTCGATCCGCCGATGATTGCCGTTGGCGAGATGATCACGGGAGGCGTCAACACGTATGCCGGTGGCGTGACGTGGGTCGATGCCGACTATGACGAGCGTCTTGGGGAAGTTCTGCGTCCCATGACGATTGACAAGACGGGCCTCAATTGGGGGACGGACCAGTCAGTCAGGATTGAGCAGATCCTTTCTCGGGCGTTCTATCTCGATCAGGTCCGTGTTCCGCAGTTCGGCGAAGTCCGCACGGCCACGGAAATGCGGATGGTCTACGAACAGTGGGTTCGTTCCGCGCTGCCGCTATTCGAGCCGATGGAGCAGGAATACAACTCGGCGCTCTGTGACGAGACGTTCGAACTGGCGCTGGAGAATGGCGCGTTCGGCTCGATGATGGATATTCCGCCCGTCCTGCGCGGTCAGGAAATCCGGTTTGAGTTCGATAGCCCGTTGCAGGCCGGTGTGAAGCGTGCCAACGCGCAGGCATTCCTTGAGAGCGCGCAATTGCTGGCAACGGCGGTTCAGCTTGATCCGAATGCCACGGCTGTCTTCAACACGCAGCAGGCGATCCGTGACGCGCTGGATGGGGCTGGTGCTCCGTCCAAGTGGATGAACACGGACGAAGAAGCGGCGCAGATCATCGACGCGGCGCAGCAGGCGCAGGCTCAGGCGAACCAGACCATGCAGGTGCAACAGGGCATCGACATGCTGAAGCAGGGCGGCGAGGCAGCGCAGTCCTTGGCAATGGCGGGTGTTGAGTAGTGGCTAAGAAGCCCGTCGCTCGCCAGCCTTGGCACCCTCATCCGTGGGAGCCCAAGGACGCATACGCCATACAGGCTTTGGCCAAGGGCATCGCCAACGAAGTCCAGCAGCGGCAGGCATTGGATTGGATCATCCGTGCTGCCGGAACCTATGACGCCACGTTCTTTGTCGGACAGCCCGACGCAACGAACTTCGCTGAAGGCGCACGCCATGTCGGGCTTCAGATCGTGAAGCTCATCAACCTCCCCGCGTCCGCGATCAGCAAACAACAGGAGAATGTATGACGAATACGCCACTGCCTGTCGCCGGATACACCTCACAGTCGGATGACAAAGTTGGTCTTGTGAACGAACACAAGGCGATGGAGGAGCGCATCTTGCGCCGGATTGACAGCCTCATGCCCGATAGTCGGCGTGACATTGATCCGCGCTGGCTTGCCATTGCGCGCACCCACATTGAACAGGGTTTTATGGCTCTCAACCGAGCTGTGTTCCAGCCCCAGCGCGTCAAGCTGGAGGGCGAGGAATGACAGACGAAGTTCTTGCGGCTACCACGACTGAGACGACCCCTGCGGCCTCTTCGGAGGCCGTTGTTGTTTCCGGCACCGCGAGCCCTGCACAGGCAACGACGGCCACCACGGAGGCCCCTGCGGCTTCTGGCACGCTGGCCACGACCGAGCCTGTTGAGAAGGTAGCAACGGCTCCTGCGGACTGGCCTGAGGATTGGCGCGCAAAGCTGGCTGGCGAGGACAAGGCGTATATCAAGACGCTGGAGCGGTACGCCTCGCCTGCCGATCTGGCCAAGGCTCATCGTGAGTTGCAGGCCCGCATGTCGCGCGGTGAACTCAAGGCTGGGCTGAAGCCCGACGCTACGCCTGAGGAAGTCGCGGCTTGGCGGAAAGAGAACGGTCTGCCGGCTGCGCCTGAGGAATATCGCCCGAACCTTCCGAACGGCATGGTGCCGGGTGAAGCCGACAAGCCCTTGATCGAGGGCTTCCAGAAGACGGCGCATGAGCTTGGCATGACCGCCGACCAGTTCAACAAGACGTTGGGCTGGTACTACGGCATGATGGATCAGGTACAGGCCGAGGCTGTCGAGAAAGACAAGGCGTTCCGCGCGACTGCCGAGGATGCGCTGCGGGCCGAATGGGGGCCTGCCTATCGCTCCGAGGTTCGGGCGGTTGCGAATTTCATGGAAGCGAACGCGCCGGCTGGCTTGGCTGACGTGCTGTTCAATTCGAGAACACCTGATGGCCAGCTTATTGGCGACCATCCCGAAGTGCTGCGCTGGCTGAACTCGCTGGCGCGGACTGTGAACCCGATGGCAAGCCTTGTACCGGCTGGCACGGGTGACGTGATGAAGGCCGGCGAGGCCCGCATTGCGGAAATCGAGCAGATGATGAAGACCGATTATCGTGGGTACTGGAACAACCCAGACATCCAGCGCGAGTACGGTCAACTGATTGAGGCGCGTCAGGCCACACGAGGCCGCGCAGCCTGATACCGCGTCGAGGAACCGGACACCCCGCAAGGCCCCGGTTCAAGGCGCACCCGACTACCTCCGACCAACGCTGACGCCCCTGACGGCACGCAACGGCCCCGATGGCTTGACCATCGGACACCCCTGCGCGTGCGCGTGAGGACACCCAGAAGCCAACGGTCACCAAACCCAATCCAACATCATAGGTGATCCAATGGCCGCTACGGCTTATCAGACTCAGTACCGGCAGGAATTTATTTCTGCCTTCGAACAGCGCCAGTCGCTGCTGTCCGCCTCCGTCACCCGCGAAGCGGTGATCAAGGGCAACACTGCCACCTTCCTTGTCGCCGGTTCGGGCTCGGCTTCCGCCGTTACCCGTGGCGTCAACGGTCTTATCCCTGCCCGCAACGACGATCTGAACCAGTATTCGGCCACGCTGGTCGAATGGCACGATCTCGTCCAGCGGACCGGCTTCAACCTGTTTGCCTCTCAGGGCGACGGCCGCCGGATCATGCAGGAAACGACCATGGGCGTGATCAACCGAAAGATGGATCAGGACATCCTGACCGAGCTTTCGAACGCAACCCAGGATGCCGGTGCTGCTGCCACGCTCTCCCTGTCCAAGGTCATGCACGCTGTTGCCATCCTCGGCAACGCGGACGTGCCGGTGCAGGAAGAAGACAACATGTTCGGCATCATCTCGCCGGCTGGTTACGCCTACCTCATGCAGACGAAGGAGTTCGCTTCGGCTGATTACGTCGAACTGAAACCCTTCTCTGGTCCGATCCGCACGTATCGTCGCTGGGCCGGCATCAACTGGATCATGCACCCGAACCTGTCGGGCGCTGGCGGTGCTTCCGAGCTTTGCTACGTCTATCACCGCGCTGCCATTGGTCAGGCCGTGAACACGGGCGAGATGGACATGGCGGTCGGCGTGCATGATGAGCAGAACTATTCGTGGGCTCGTTGCTCCGTGTTCATGGGATCGAAGATCCTCCAGAACACCGGCATCGTGAAGATCACGCACGACGGTTCCGGCTTCGCCGCTACCTAATCCCTGACAACGTGAAAGGAGAGCCATCATGGCTTATTCGACTTCTGCTCCTCCGATGCTGGTTGCCCAGGGCATTGGCGGTTATGGCAAGATCTGGATGTATGTCACCGCCGCCGACGCGGCTGGTGCAGCGGATGCTAACGATTTCTTCACAAACGGTAGCGCGCTCGGCATGTCTGTGTCCGATAGCCTTATCCTTGTGGACACGGCTACTCCGCTCACCACCTTCCATCGCGTTGAAAGCGTGACGGCTGGTGGGGCTGCGGATATTGCCGTGGGGACCACAGTCGGGAGCGCGGCCACTGGCGACTAACGACTATGGGCGGGGGAGCGATCTCCCGCCCTTTCCCTGCAACGCAAAACAAGGTGATCCATGGCTGAAGCCACGACTATCTCCGCTGCCAATCCTGCTCCGGTTCCGATCAAGCCGACGAAGCGTATGCTGGCCGAGGGCAAGTTTGCTCTTGCCTCGTATGCGACGAACCGCTGGTCCGTGACGCTGGAGCATGGCGTTTCGTATGAGCGCGTTTTTGAGCCTGACTATTGGTCTCACGTAGCACGCAAGATGCGGATTGGGGATATTGTCGAACTTCACGCCGAAGATGCGACTTTCTTTGCGGAACTGTATGTGGTTGCAGCCCATCGGCTGGCGGCAAAGGTCGTTGAACTGCGCCGTATTGAACTGGCTGCATCGGCGGGCGAGGAAGTCGAGTCGCCGTATCTAGTGAAGTGGCTCGGCCCGGCTGGCCAGTGGGGCATCAAGCGGCTTGCCGACAATCAGACCATGCAGAAGGGCTTCGCCTCGCAGGCTGATGCCGAGGTGGCCAAGGCGCAGCTTTTGCGGACCCTGGCTGCGTAAGGATCTCGCGCCATGACATCGAAGCTTGGGTTGTTTAACGGCGCTCTCCGCGCGCTGGGTGAACGGCGTCTTGCGTCTTTGACGGAAGATCGCGCGTCCCGGCGTGAACTGGATGACGCCTATGATGATGTCGTGGCGACTTGCCTGGAGGCGGGGTTCTGGAACTTCGCCATGAGGACAGTCGAACTGGAGGCATCCACGGATGTCGTCCCTGAGTTCGGCATGACCTACGCTTACGACAAGCCGGAAGATTGGGTTCGTACCTACCGGATGTCTGCGAATGAGCGGTTCCAGCCGCCGCTTGAAGACTGGCACGATGAGCAGACCTACATCTTCTGCGACGTGGAGCCGCTCTACCTGCGCTACGTGTCCAACGATACGGATACGGGCATGAACCTCGCGATCTGGCCGCGTTCGTTTGCAGCCTATGTCGAACTGATGCTGGCGGATGCCGTGTGCCTGAACGTGTCGTCCTCCGAGACGGCCAAGGAAAGCATCGGCAAGCGGCTGCGGAAGGCCAAGGCTGACGCGCTGGCCAAGGACGCCATGAACCAAGCGGTCGAATATCCGCCAACCGGAACGTGGGTGCAGTCCCGCACGACGGGTCTGCGCGGACGTTCTCGCTGGAACGGGCGCTTTAGCTGATGCCTAAGCAGCACGTCGGAACCCAAGCTTTCAACCGTGGGACAGTTTCCAAGCACGCGCTTGGGCGTACCGATGTTGAACGCCTACGCATGTCGGCTGAGGAACAGACCAACTGGATGCCGCGCACGCTCGGGCCGATGATGCTGCGTCCTGGCTTGGGCTACGTGACCAGCACCTATAACGACGCCAAAGCGCGCGTGGTGCCGTTCATCTTCTCCAGCACGGACTATGCGGCGCTGGAGTTCACGACGGGCGTCCTGCGCGTTCTGGTGGATGACGATCCGGTCACGCGCGAGACGGTCACGACAGCCTTTGCCAGCTTCACGTCGCCCCCTGCATGGACGCTGACCACGTCAGGCGGCGGTACGTCTACGATCAGCAGCGACAAGCTCACCCTGAACCTTGTTGCCTCGGGTGGCGTGGCCACGGCTACGTCTCTCGGCACGCTCGGCATCGGGGACGGCGGCAAGCGTCATGCCTTGCGGGTAGTTGTCGAGCGCGGGCCGGTCAAGTTCCGCGTCGGCACCACGTCAGGCGGCGACGACTATATCGCGACAACGACGCTGGACACGGGCACGCACAGCCTGTCGTTCGTGCCGTCCGCGAACTTCTACGTTCAGTTTGAGGGCATCCTGCGACTGAACAAGATCGTGTCCTCTTGCACGCTGGAAGCGTCGGGCGTCATGACCCTGACGACGCCTTACACGGAGGACGATCTGCAACTGATCCGCACGGAACAGTCGGCAGACGTGGTGTTTGTGGCCTGCGAGGGCTACCAGCAGCGCAAGATCGAGCGGCGCGGCACCTATTCATGGTCGTTCGTGGAATACAGGTCGGACAATGGTCCGTTCAATTTCAACGGCGATACGTCGATTTCGATTACTCCTGGCGCTGTGGGCGGCAACACGACGCTGACGGCCTCGCGTCCTCTGTTCAAATCCACGCACGTCGGCGGGTTGTTCGAACTGACCCACACGGGCCAGATCGGTTCCGGCACGCTGGCAGCATCGGATACCTACTCGTCAACCGTGCGCGTGACGGGCGTCGATGCTGGCCGCGTCTTCGCCATCGCAATCACGGGAACATGGGTCGGGACACTGACCCTTCAGCGGTCGTTTGACAGCGAAACGTCAGGCTTTACCGACGTGAAGACGTGGACGGCCAACACGACTGAAAGCTACGACGACACGCTGGACAACTCGATTGTCTGGTATCGGATCGGGTTCAAGGCCGGTGCCTACTCGTCTGGTTCGGCGGGCATTTCGATATCGTTCCCCGGTGGTACGGGTATCGGTGTCGGGCGCGTCGTGGCCTACACGTCGTCCACATCGGTCGATGTCGAGGTTCTGGACAACTTCGCCAATACCACGGCGACGTTTGAATGGCGCGAGGGATCGTGGTCTACGAGGCGCGGCTGGCCTACCTCTGTCGCGCTCCATGAGGGCCGTCTGTGGTGGGCCGGAAATGATCGGTTCTGGGGTTCCGGCTCTGACGACTACACGGACTTTGACGACAGCCAGGAAGGCGATGCGGCCCCGATTGATCGCACCATCGGGCAAGGTCCGATTGCGACGATCAACTGGCTGGTGAGCACTGAACGGCTGATTGCCGGCGCTGATGCCTCGGTCCTGCAAGCCAAGTCGTCGTCGTTCGATGAGCCTCTGACGCCGACGAACTTTAACCTCAAGGCATTCTCAACGCAGGGATCGGCAAGGCTCTCGGCGGCAAAGGTCGATAACCGGATCATTTTCGTTCAGGCGTCGAACCGCCGCATCTATCAGGTGGTCTTCGACATCAACATCCAGTCCTACGCTGCAAAAGATCTGACCCGGCTGAACGAGGAAATCGGGATGGCTGGGTTCGTTGATATTGCAGTGCAACGACAGCCTGACACGTCCCTGCACTTTGTGAAGGAGGACGGCACCGTTGCTGTGCTCCTGTTCGATCAGGACGACGGCGTTGAGGCGTGGTGGTCCGTCGAAACGGATGGCGAGGTGGAAGCGGTCTACGTGCTGCCAGGTTCGCTGGAGGACAGCGTTTATTACGTGGTGAAGCGCACCATCAATGGCGTGACCAAGCGATATCATGAGAAGTGGTCGCGCCTGGACGAGTGCATCGGCGGGACGCTGAACAAGCAGGCCGACAGCTTCATCACGTATACGGGCACGGCTACCGCGACGATCACGGGTCTGTCTCACCTTGAAGGCGAAAGCGTCGTGGTGTGGGCTGATGGGGTGGACCTGTCGTCTGGCGTCGGCGCGGACCAGACGACATACACGGTCTCTGGCGGGTCGATCACGCTAGATCAGACGGTGACGAATGCCGTGGTGGGTCTGCCGTACTCGGCCACGTTCAAGAGCGCCAAGCTGGCTTATGCGGCAGCGATGGGAACGGCCCTGACGCAGAAGAAGCGTCTGGACCATCTCGGGCTGATCATGGCCGACACGCACGCTAAGGGCCTCTATTACGGCGATGAGGAAACGGACCTTGATCCGCTGCCGGAAGTCGAGGGCGCGGAGGATGTCGATCCTGATGCGATCTGGGATACCTACGATAACGACATGATCGAGCTGGCCGGTCGGTGGGACACGGACAGCCGATTGTTCCTCAAGGGCTATGCGCCGCGTCCGGTGACGGTCATGGCCGCTGTAATTTCCATCACGACCAGCGGCTAAGGAGCCAAGATGTCTAAGTCAAATGCGCTAGAGACTGCCCTGCTTGAACTCGTGTTCAAGGCGACGACGTTTGACGGCATTGCCGAGAATGACACGTCCTCACCGAACACGAACCTCTACGTCAGCCTTCACACGGCGGACCCTGGAGAGGCTGGAACGCAGGCGACCAACGAGGCGGCTTATACCTCGTATGCTCGCGTGGCCGTTGCGCGGTCTGGTTCCGGCTGGACGGTCAGCGGCAACAGCGTGACGAATGCGGCGCTTGTCCAGTTCCCTCAATGCACGGGCGGC